GGCCAGGGACTTCGCCGAGAAGGTTCTCGGCGCCGAATAACCCAGCGGGTTCTTTGGGTATTGCATCATGATCTAAGTCTAGGTTACACTGTCATCACTGCAGAACGCAGGACAGCGAATCAGGAGCGAATCATGAGCCAGCCCTTCGAGACCCAGACTTGCACGCGGTGCGCCGGCAGCGGCAAGTTCTCCTTCAACCTGATGCACGGCGATCGCTGCTACGGTTGCGGCGGCACGGGGCATCAGTTCACCGCGCGGGGCAAGGCCGCCAAAGCTCACTTCACGTCGTTGCTGCAGCGCAAAGTCGCCGACTTGAAGGTCGGGGAGTTCGTCAAGACCTGGGTCGTTCTCGGTGGCAGCGATGTGTGGTGCATCGTTGAGGCCATCAGGGAAGACGCGCTGAATCCCGGCATGGTGTACATCGACCTGAAATCCATCAAGTCCGGGCGGGGAATGACCTGTGGGCAGTGGTTGATCAGCGACGTCACGTCCGTCGTGTCGCAAGCCGACCTCGATGCCAAGAAGGCCGAGGCAGTTGCCTATCAGGCGACGCTGACCAAGGCGGGTAAGGTCTCCAAGAAAGCCAAGTGATCTGAGGGGGCTTGCGCCCCTTCAAGATGTAACCTACACTTGCACTACTGCATCACGCAGGACAGCGAAAGAAAGCGAATCATGACCAAGCAACTCCTCCGAGCCGAGCACCAGTACGAGATGCTCCACCCGTCCACGGTGGCGGGCATCCCCTGCCTTGTGGGGGTGATCGAGCTCCACACCGACACCAGCGACGGGTGGGTCCGCCCGCAGGTCTGTTTCGCGTTCGACATCCTGGACCGCCGCGGCTACCCGGCGCCCTGGCTTGAAGCCAAGCTGGACCACTCTGTGGCCGGCAACGATGAGGCGCGGTTCCTGGCCGAGATCAGGGGTCAGTGATGGGCTACGACTACGCCCAGGCCACGGCCGAGCAACTGGAGCAGTGGGCCATCGAGCGCCTGCTCCGGGAATACGAGGAACTGCAGGCCGGTCACGATGACTGCGTCGAGCAGTCCGTCCTGAAGTCCCTGCACTGAGGAGGCACCATGTTCGCAGCACGCTACCCGGGCCGCTGCGCCCGCACGGGGGCTCAGATCGCCCCAGGAGACACGATCGCCAGCGCGGGCAGGGGTAGGTACTACCTCGTGTCTCGCGCCGCTCCTGCGCCCTCTGGCGAGGCGCTGAATCCTGACGGGGTGCTGGGCGCCTCGGTCGACGAGACGCTGGACCCGCAGGACGAGGCCACGATCGCCGCCGGCCGCTACCTGCGCCGCAGCCTGGAGCGCGGGGTCAGCGACGTCTGGCGCAGCGCCTCGGGCAAGGAGTTCTACCGCAACCGCCGCGGCTTGTGCGAAGACGCTCCCTGCTGCGGGTGCTGCAATGCCTGAGCAGACCGAGGGGGCATTCAAGACCCCCTTGTGTGTTACCGGAAACAAGACTACAGTTCACCCATCGCAACACGCGATGTATCAACAGCGAAGGAAAAGCGAAATGGAAGTCACAGTCACCCGCCACGACAAGATCGACGGCAGCCACCTGCTGGAGCTCACCTGCGGCAAACACGGAGCCCACATCTGGGTCGCACCGTGGTACGTGCAGGTCTGCAGCCTGAATGCCTCGCACCGCGCTTGGGGCGGCTTGGGCAAGAGGTTCGAAAACCTGCAGGCGGCGCTCGCCGGCTACAAGTCGGCCGCCATGCAAGCCATGATCCAGGCCGCCATCGCCCGCTGCAATTGAGCACGCGCCAATCCCGACTAGAGTCTGTGGTCTTCCCTCTGACTCTTGCTTGTTACCGGAAACGATGTATAGTCCACCCATCGCAACACGCAACCCGGAGATCGAGATGAAGCAACTGAAGCAAGCGTTCGAGGTCCTGGCCGCGGCCGGCATGAATCCCACCTGGGTCGGCGGCGACTACGTCATCGCCAACGTGCCGGGTATCCAGTACCTGCCCGGTGGTAAGACCAAGCCGTTCACCAGCCCCGAGGTCGTGCGAAGCCTGTCTGCAGCGCATCGTCTGATCAACGCCTGCGCCTGAAGGAGCAACCGAATGAGGCTCATCACCATCACCAAGAGCCGCGCAGGTCACTACTGGCTGACCGTGCGCGATAGCGCCGGACGCATCTTGCTGCGCGATATGTTCGACAACCTCGCTGCAGCGCGTCGTGCGGCGGCCCCGTACCGTGCGCCCACTGACGCCGACTACCTTGCGGCCCTGGGGCCCTGCGGCAGATAACCGACTGCAACAAAGGGTCTTTGGCTGGGCCCTTGCGTGTTACCGGAAACAGGTCTACAGTCCACACATCGACAACGCAACCGGAGCAGCAACATAATCAAGCTCAACAAGACGCAACAGGAACTCATCAGCCGCGCCAAGATCCACGGCGGTGCAGCGTCGATCGTGGCCGGCAGCGGCCGAGGCGCACTCGGCGGCCGGGTGTCTTTCGGCAGCCGCGAGCGCGCCGCCCTGCGCAAGCTCGTGGAGTTGGGTCTCGTGCGGATCACCGACCGCGATTCCGACCGCGACTACAAGCGCGGCAACTGCATCCACGCGACCAGCTACCGCTACGAGGTCTGCTGACCCGACCCCGCTGCTGGTGGCAGCGTCCAGCCCCGAGGTTGGCCAGTGTCACCGAAAGGATCACCATGACCCGGGATACCGCCATCGCCATCTTGCGCAGGCAGTCGCAGATAGCCCAGCGCGTGGCCGCCATGCGTCAGCGTCGAGCCGCGGCCGGCCTGACACGCCTTGAGCTTTACGTCCACCCAGACGATCACGCGGCTGTCAAGGCCATGGCGAAGGCGCTGTCAGACCAGAGACAATGTAAGTCTGACCGTGCAAAAACGCAGTCAAAACCGATACAATCGTAATGTCCGCTGCATCTAGGCCATGCAGTTCCGCATGGTCAGATAACCCAGCGGGTTTCTGAGGAGAAGAGGAAATGGCACGCATCGTTTACGTCCTTGAGGCCGAGGCCGAGTGCCTCCCGACCCGGCTGATTGAGGCAACGCAGAGCACGCAGGCTCTGGCATACGCCGCCCGCACCACCTACGCCGTGCGCAGGGCCAGCCAGCAGGACCTGATCAAGCTCTTGAAGGAGGGCGTCCAGGTCGAGTCGTCGATCGCCGAGCCGGAGCTCTTCGAGCCCGAGCCGCAGGTCAGGATCGACAACGCCGGCAACGTCGTCACCCTGGCTGCGTGATGGACCACTGGATCACAGTGCTGGAAGTCGCCCGCTCCATGGGCGCCGTTCTGGACAGCCGGCAGGCGTGGTCCGTTGGTTCTGCCATCGCTGCGGAGTACCACAAGCGCTGCGGCACGCAGCCTCCGAAGGCCTTGCGCCCGAAGACTTCCGGCAGCGGCACGCACTGCTTCGCCGTCTATCCCCCGCACTGGGGGCCAATCATCCGCCGGGCGATCGAGGCTCACCTGAAGAGCTCAGCGCGACAGCCCGACCTGTTCTGAGAGCACCATGGACAGCACCGACATTGAGATCCGCGCCGCCTCCTACTGCCTGCAGCGCACCTGCCACGGTCTGGCCAGGGACTGCGGCTGGTGGACGGACGGCGCCGGCAACAACCAAGCGCACACCTACAAGCCGGAGTTCAGCTACCCCCACGGCCGCAACATCGGAGAGATGCTCTGCCTGATCCACAGTGAGATCAGCGAGGCCATGGAAGGCGCTAGGAAGGGCTTGATGGACGACAAGCTCCCGCATCGCTCCATGCTGGAGGTAGAACTCGCCGACGCAGTCATCAGGATCTTCGACATGGCCGGCGGACTCAACCTCGACCTGGGTGGCGCAATCGCCGAGAAGCTCGCCTACAACGCCCAGCGAGCAGACCACAAGCCCGAGAACCGCAGGCAACCCGGCGGCAAAGCGTTCTGATACCCTCACCCACCAGGAGAGAGCATCATGCCCGCCAGCAAGTACACCGTCGAGATCGCCAGAGAGATCTGCCGCCAATTGGCTGAAGGCGTCCCACTGCGGGAAATCTGCAGACAGGACGGCATGCCCGAATGGCGCACCATCTACGACTGGATGGTGAAGGACGACGCCGCTGTCGCTGCTGGCGGGGGCGCCGGCCTCTCCGCATCCATCGCGCGTGCGCGGGAGATTGGCTACGACGCCATGGCCGAGGACTGCCTGCGCATTGCCGACGACGCCGCCAACGACTGGATGGAGACGGAGCACGGCCTGAAGCTGAACGCCGAGCACGTCCAGCGCAGCAAGCTCAGGATCGAGACGCGCCTCAAGCTCTTGGCCAAGTGGAACCCGAAGAAGTACGGGGAGAGGGTGGCGGTGGCCGGCGACGCCGACTCGCCGCTGAAGGTGGACGCCGAGCTCAACGCTGAGAAGCTCTTCAAGACCATCCTGGAGCACGCCCAACTGACGCGGCAGGCCGCCGGCTCATAAGCGTAGGCTATGACGCCGGGCGCCGAGTGTCGAAAATCCCGGGCTGAGACCGGCGGCCCATAGGAAACCTCAATGATGCGCCGCAGCAATGCGGCTGACTGGCATGCGATCACGAGAATCCCTGAGCACAAACCATCGGCTGGCCTGGAAGCTGGCGGCCGAGCCGATGACCGCGGCTGAACTGATCGAGGCTGCGCCCGGCACGACGCCCCAGATCCTGGACAACATGGTCAGGCTCAACATCCTGACGCTGCGGGGCGGGCTGTACCGTGCCGTGCCCGGGCTGGAGGTGCCTCGGCATGAGGCGCCGCGGCAGTCGATCCAGGCTGCCAGCGTCTGGGAGTACGCCCGGAGGTGCGCGGCGTGACCGACGACGAGATCGCCCAGTTCATGGGCTGGAGCCGGGAGACGACGGCCAGGATGTCAGGCGACCCCGAGTCGTTTGTCGGCCGCACGCGCAGGCTCGTAGACGAGGCTCAGAGGCGCGAACGGGAGCGCTGGGAGGGTGCCCTACGGTCGGAGTCCAGAATGCCGCCCTGCGCCCTTCTGAAGGCCGGCAGTGGACCTCGCTGAGTCGCTGGAGGCGCCGGACGTACAGGCGGCGCTGAAGGCCCTGCCGCCGGAGAAGCGGCTGGCGTACCTCTGGCGGCTGCGGTGGCTGCAGACGGCGCACGCGCATCAGGTGCTGCCGTCGGGGGACTGGTGGTCGATCTGGCTGATGCTGGCAGGCCGGGGCGCCGGCAAGACCCGGACGGCCGCCGAGCAGATCGGCTGGTGGGCCTGGGAGAACCCGGGCACGCGCTGGCTGGTGGCCGCCCCGACGAGCAGCGACGTGCGGTCGACGTGCTTCGAGGGCGACTCGGGGCTGATGGCCGTCATACCGGCGCCGCTGATCGACGATTACAACAAGGCGCTGCACGAGCTCCGGCTGACTAACGGCAGCCTGATCAAGGGCATCCCCGCCTCGGAGCCCGAGCGCTTCCGGGGCCCGCAATTTCATGGAGCTTGGTGCTGCATCCCAGGCACCATGATTGCGACTCCGGACGGTCAGCGGCCGATTGAGACGCTACGGCCGGGCGATGTTGTCCTGACACGGCATGGCCCTAGGCGAGTGCTGGCGGCCGGCCCGTCGGGCAATCCTGCGGATCTGGTGAGGCTGGATTGTGGCGAGACGAGCTTGACTGTGACCGAAGACCATCCCATACTGGTGGGCGACCAGTGGGTGGCTGCTGGCGACGTCAAGGAAGGCGCCTTGGTATGGGCTACAAGTACATCGGCGGCAGGTACGCGCACCGCTTCATCTATGAGCGGCACCACGGGCCGATCCCTGCTGGCTGGGTGGTTCATCACCGCGACGGCGACCCTGGCAACAACGACATCGCGAACCTTGAGGCGATGCCTCGGGCTGAGCACAACAGGATGCACCAGACCGGCAAGCCGACTACGGACGCTCAGAAGGCGGCTGCAGCGGCTACTCTGGCCAAGCTGCGCACTCCCAAGGATGGATGCTGCCTTCAGTGCGGCGCCGGGTTTGTCTCCTTGGCCGTTGGGCGGGTGGGTTCCTTCTGTTCTCGCGAGTGCACGGAGCGGTGGCGGCGCAACGTGTTCCGGCCCGAGCAGCGGACCTGTGAGGTCTGCCGCGGCGCGTACATCGCGACGAAGCGATTCCAGCGGTACTGCTGCCGGGCGTGCAACAACCGATCCAAGGTGCGGACCTATCGCAGTCAGCCAACTGGCGGTACGCCGCGTCGAACGCTTGCCCAATGCCCTGACGTACAACTTGACCGTTGAGGGTGAGCACGAATTCATCGCCAATGGCATCGTCGTCCACAACTGCGACGAGCTCGCCGCCTGGGACTACCTGCAGGAGTCGTGGGACCAGATCCAGTTCGGCGTGCGCCTGGGGGCGAAGACGAGGACGATCATCACGACGACGCCGAAGCCCAAGGACCTGATAATCGAACTGCTGGCCCGGGAGGGCGACGACGTCGTGGTCACCCGGGCGTCAACGTATGCGAACCTGGGCAACCTGTCGGACAACTTCCGCCGGCAGATCATGCAGTACGAGGGCACGACGCTCGGCCGCCAGGAGATCCACGCCGAGATCATCGACCCCGAGGAGGGCGGCATCGTCAAGCGGGACAGCTTCAAGCTGTGGCCGGCGCAGAAGGCGTTCCCGCGGTTCGAGTACATCCTGCAGAGCTACGACTGCGCGACGTCCGAGAAGACCCAGAACGACCCGACGGCGTCGAGCACCTGGGGCGTGTTCAAGCCGGAGGACGGGCCGATGAGCGCGATGCTGATCGACTGCTGGCAGGACCGGCTGCAGTACCCTGACCTGCGGCCAAAGGTGGTCGACGAGTACGAGACGGTATTCGAGTCGGGCACGGACGGCCGGGATCGCAAGCGGGTCGACCTGATCCTGATCGAGGACAAGTCTGCGGGCATCTCGCTGATCCAGGACCTGCAGCGGGCGCATCTGCCGGTGAGGGCGTACAACCCCGGGAAGGCGGACAAGGTGCAGCGGCTGAACATCGTGTCGCACATCATTGCGCGGGGCCGGGTGTGGATTCCTGAGTCGACGCAGCGGCCGGGGTATGTGCGAGACTGGGCGGAGCCGCTGGTGTCGCAGGTGTGTGCATTCCCGCAGACGACGCACGACGACCTCGTCGACACATGCGTGGATGCCTTGACTCAAGTTCAGATGGCCGTTGGCACGAAGGCGATCAAGGACATCAAGGTCGGAGACATGGTGATGACGCCTGCCGGCCCGAGGAAGGTCACGGCGGTGCATGACAACGGCCTCCAAGAGGTGTGGGACGTTGACGGCTTGCTTGCGACTGCCGAGCACAAAGTCATGACCCAGCGCGGCTGGACTCGCGTTGACTGTTTGACTCAAGGAGTGGACAATGTATTCCTCTATCAGGAGGGTACATCATGCCGTTTGAGTCCAAGGGCGGGGTTGTTGAGGCTGTGGTGTTCAACGGTCGAAAGTATCGGCGCTACCCTGAAAGCAGCAACCCGGCGCATCGTAGGTACTTCTCACGCGCTGGCGCGAGGCTTCATCGAGATGTGTGGAAGTTCCATCATGGGGAGATACCCGATGGCATGCACATCCATCACATCGACGGAAACACCGCCAACAACGACATCTCCAACCTTGCGTGCGTCAGTCGCAAAGAACACTTGGCGGAACACCGAGAGGAGCGGTCTAGGCGCAATCGCTCACCCGAGCAGCTTGCTTTGCTTGAGCGCATCAGGCCAGCATCCGCAGAATGGCACCGATCTGAAGAGGGAAGGGCGTGGCACCGGAAGCACGTTGAGGAGTCTTTGGCAAAGACTTGGGGCAAGCCAAAAGTCTTCGTGGAAGAGCCATTCGTCTGCGTCTGGTGCGGCAAGCAAACACTTCGAAAGTCGAAGCGCAGGATCTTCTGCGGATACTCTTGCCAGACTGCAGAGTCACGCTTCCGTCTTGGTAAGTCGCGCCATCAACACGCATACCATGCGTCATGTGTTCGACCTGACCGTGGAGGGTGAGCACTGCTACTATGCCAACGGCGTTCTGGTCCACAACTGCACCCAGGCGCTGCGATTCCTGCGTGATTCTGGGTGGCTGGAGGTTGATCCTCCGCCGCAGGATGATTGGGACGAGGACGACTACGCAGACACTGGTCGGCCGAAGAGGGAGAATCCTTATGCCGCGTGAGTCGCCGGTGGTGGCCGTGTTGGAGCGGCACGAGATGCTGGACAGGGAGGTGGAGGTGGTGGAACATCTGCCTACGCCGCTGTGCTGGTGTTTCCCGAGGCTGGAGTTTGTGGACCCGGAGACTGGCAACGAGGTGTGGATTCACCACGAGCCGCATTAGGGGTGACGATGGACTTGATGGACGACGAACTGCGCCGGGTGCTGTCTGGGTCGGTTGATGCCCCGGCGGACTCGATGGCGAGAGAGCTTGACCGCCTGCGAGTGCGCGATCGTGGTCCGACGGTGACGGAGAGGGCTGCGGCGTCGCAGCCGTCGTTCAGGATGCCGAGCTCTGGCCGGCGGCGTCCGGAGCAGCGTGGCGGCGGTGAGGCGCTGGAGGCTCTGGGCTCGACGATCCTTGGCAGTGTGCCTGCCGGGCTGGCAGGTCTGGCCGTGCTGCCGTTCCAAGGCCCTGAAGGGGCCGCCAAGACGATCGGGCGGGTGCAGGACTACCTGACCATTGACCCGCAGACTGAGGGCGGCGACAAGGCCTTGCTGGGCATTCTCAAGGCGCTGTCGCCGTTGGGTGCGCCGGCCCAGGCTGTGGGTGACGTCACGCTGAGGGCGACTGGCTCTCCGCTGCTGGCCACCGGCGCGGAGTTGCTGGCTGACCCGCTGAACCTGCTGGGGGTCGGTGCTACTGCCAAGCCTGTTGCGCGTGCGGCTGCGGCTGGTGCCCGGCAGGCTGGGAAGGCGGCGAAGGCCACGGGGCAGAGCCTGGGCCCGAAGGCGGCGGAGATGGCCGAGGCGTACATGCGCCGGTCTGGCATGACGCCGGAGATCACGACGTACCACGGGACGCCGCACACCTTCCCTGCTGAGCCCGGGCTGCCGTTCGGCCGGTTCCGCGCCGAGAAGATCGGCAGCGGCGAGGGCGCTCAGGCGTATGGGCATGGCATATATGTGGCGGAAGCGCCGGACGTGGCGACCGGATACCGAGAGCGGCTGACCGGCAAAAACCCCAACGTATTTCAACTTGGCGACAAGGACGTGTCAATTGTTGGCGGATCACCGGAGTGGAAGAAGTTCTCTGATGCCGCCGAAAGCCAGGGTTATTCAAAGGAATCTGCAGCGCTGGCATATCACACCCTGAAGGATAAGAAGGGCGACCTTGACGCCGCGAGCGGAGAATTGACGTGGATGGACAACGCCACGAAGATTCACGATGATGCCGCGAACCTTCTGCGGTACATGCAATACAAGCCAGAAGGCGGTGCGCTATATACAGTCGACCTCCCCGACCCAATGGTCGACCGCATGCTGGATTGGGACAGGCCGCTGAGCCAGCAGCCGCAAAGCGTGTTAGAGGCGCTTTCGTCAAAAACCGGCGTTCCTGTCGAGACGTATCGTCAGTCCAACAAAACCGGCAAACAGGTTTGGCAAACCTGGATCAGTCGTCGAGGGTCGCCCGAAGAAGCATCTGCGGATCTGCAGGAAATTGGAATTCCTGGCATCAAGTACTTGGACCAGGGGAGCAGATCCAAGGGTCAAGGCACGCGCAACTTTGTCGTGTTCCCGGGCGAAGAGGACAAGCTGACCATACTGCAGCGCAATGACGAGCGCCTGCCCAAGACGGACACGCCAGCGTTCAAGCAGTTCGCGGGAGGCGCTCCGGTTGTGTCGTTGGGGAGCGCGTCCAAGCACGAGTTCCAGACCGGCAAGCCGGTGGTGATCGAGGGCTTGCACGGCACCAAGTTCGACTTTGCGGAGGTTGACCCAGCCAAGTCGAGCGCTGGGTACTTCATGACTGACCGCCCGGTCGTGTCGAACGAGTACGCTGGCGTGTACCCGGAGGGGCGAGGTGGCGGGCACTTCCCGACCGGCGGGAACGTGCAGCGGTCGTTCGTTCGGATGGACAACCCGCTGTTTGTCAACGCGCGTGGGGCGAGCTTTAACCGGCTGGACACGCGCGGCGTGCCGGGGTTTGGTCTGCCGATGTCGAACACCGACATGCTGAACCAGTGGGCCAAGCAGCAGGGCTACGATGGGGTGATATACAAGGACCTGCGCGACTCGATCTCTGCGCCTGGGGGCGGCAATGCCCCGGCGTCGAACGTGTTCGTGTCGTTCAAGCCCAACTACGTCAAGTCGGCGACGGGCAACCGCGGGACGTACGATATCCAGCAGCGTGACATGACAAAGGCCGATGGTGGCCTGATCGGAGAAACCATGAGCTTTACCACTGCGGCCGACACCATTGCTGACAAGTTGATGCGCCAGGGCATGGATCCTGACGAAGCGTTCATGACGGCGCTGCGGATGTCTGACGCGCGGATGAAGGCTGGTGGTGCTGTGCTGATGGCAGACGGCGGAGATGCGGAGCGTGAGTTGACGCTCCAGGCCCGCAACCGCAATCTTGCGGCGCTGGACCGCGCTCTTGCTCCGAGGGCTCGCAAGACCTGGGACGGCCCGATGATTGACCGTCCCATTGTGAACGGCAAGGCGCTGGTGAGTGCTGAGGAGCTCGCTGACTTCCGCCGTCGGTTCGGCGAGAAGATGACGCTGCGCGACCTGCTGAACGCTGATAAGGGGCGTGGCCCTTCTGGGGCCAGTCCTGCGGCGCGGGGCGTGCAGGGCGCGAATGTGGCGCCCAGGGGCCCGCTTATCCGTCCTGATGAGGCGGCCACGCTGCCGTCTGTGGGCCTGGGCGACGTCCCCGGCCTGATCATGCAGGGCATGCAGCAGGGTGCGCAGCGCGTGCCGGCCGGTCGTGGGGCTGGCGCGGCGTTTGTCGGCGCTGGGGCGCCGCGTGCGGCGATGGCGGCCAAGACGCTGCGTGATCATCCGTCGATCACTCCTGCGCAACGTCAGATGCTTAAGGAGATGGAGGACTACATCAACGGGCTGAACCAAGCCGATCGGCCGGCGGTGAACCCGAAGATGCGTGCGCTGGAGGAGCGGCTTGAGCCGCCGATGGCGGGCGGCGGGGCGGCGAGGAAGCTGACCGCGCGTGCGGCGGCCAGGGCTGAGGCAAGGCTGGCCGAGAAGGCGGCGAAAGAAGCGGCCGAGAGGGCGGCGAAGCAGGCGGCGATTGACGCGAGAACGGAGGACGAGAAGTCCGTGCTTGAGAAGTTTGGCCAGAAGAAGAAGCAGGAGGCGGCGCGCACCAAGAAAGTCCGCGAAATGGAGGAGAAGATTGACGTTCCTGTATCGCCCAAGCGAACCGTTGCATCATCGTATTCCGCCGTTCCGCCTGACATATATCGCCAGATGGAGGCGCAGCTTGGCCCTGACGCCGTCATGAAAGCTGTCGAGGCCGGCCATCACTTGAAGCCCACTCCTTCTGGTTATGTCGGGGCCCCAAGAACTGTGACCAACCAACAGTCGCTTGGGGCTATGCGCCGGGCGATGGACAAGGACTTTGCTGACTCTGTTCAGGCTGTTCGTGTTGCGGACCCCGAGCGACTTGGAACGTGGTATGACCGGGCAAAGCTCGGCATTGCGGAAAGCTCTACTCCGAGTCAATTGGACCGCACGCTGGAGCAGCATGGCGTCTACTCTGCCGGCGTCAGCCCTGAGTCAGAGTTGGGATTCGCGCTCAAGCACCTGAACAGCCGCGTCGCTGGTGAGCCGGCGATGGCGTATCGAGGGGCGCCCATGCGCACTTTGGACGAAGCTGTTGCGCAGGGCATTCCCGCGAACATGGGGTTCAAGATCGGCGAGTACATGAACAAGAACGACCCGCGCATCCCCAACGCGGGCCTGTTTGGCGTCAATGACTTCCGGCGGGCGCAGGGCATGGGCTATACGGACCCGGCCGGCGAACCGTGGAGGGCTGGCGTCACCGACACGATGCACCCGTTCATGGACGCTGAGACGGCGCTGCAGGTCGGTCGGTCAAACAGGGACAAGATTGGCGGGAGGTCTGACTGGGCTGGGCCCCACATTCAAGAGTTGCCGTGGGTGTACGGCAAGGGTCAAGACCTGTACAGCCGCGGCGAGACTGGCAGGTTTGCCGGGGACGAACTGGCTGGCATCAAGCAGGCGCTTGTGGAGGCCAACAACACTGCCAGGGACTACATGTACAAGCACGCGGGGTCATCCACGCATGAGGCCATTCCTGGCGCCTCTACGGGCCATGTCCCACAGATGATCACCGCTCCGTTGGCCGATCGCCTCAAGTACACCGAGACAGGGCGCTGGGACAGGCCAATGCCGGAAATGCCTTTGCCCGACGCGCCCGGAGTAGGCGCCGGGCTGCGAGATGTCATCTACTCTGCACTTGGGTTCAGGCAGTTGCCAAGCGTCAGAGCATCAGGCGCGTTCTTTCCTGAAGGCGCAACGGTTCCCGAGCATCAGCCGGTGACCATTGCTCGCCCCCTGCTGGACTTCCCCACTGGTGGAGGCGCAGAGATCTCAACGCCAACGCGGCAAACATTGGACTTTGCCGAAAGGTTCCGCGCCCTGATGGACGCACAAGAAGCGTTTGGGTACAACTTGCCGAATACCATGGGCGCCATTCCTGGCAAAAACGCTGTTGTTCTTGACACTCGCTCAAGAAATCCCGACAAGCTGAAAGAGCCTCACACCGGCCCCAGGCCGGATGAGCAACAGATGGCTTCCCTCACCAAGCTCCTTGAGGACACTGGATATGGGATTGCCCCCACAAGTCGTGGAGCAACCATCTTTCCGTTCTCGCCAACGTCCAGCACGTCGGACATCAAGAAGTTGCTTAAGGAGAAGGGTGCTGAAATCCAGTCAATCTTCCCGTCTGAGTTCGATTTGTCCAAGAACACCATGGGCTACGGGCCGGGTGTTGGCATCTATACGCCAGAAGGGTTCAAGGCCAGCGAGCCGTTCAGCGGTCAAGCAACAACGGCCCTGCTGAAGGAGGCATCACTGCTGCCCGAAAATGTGGCTCGCAACCTGTCTGAGTCCGAGGCGGTGCGGACGGCCATCAAGGAGAAGTCGGCCCGCGATGCGCCGCTGGCTGGCGCAAGGTCTGACATTCAAGAGACGAGGCGCTTCTTTGGCGGTGAAGATTGGGCGAAAGCTGTTGACATGATCCGCAAGGGCATGACGCCTGCCGCCGCCTTGGCGGCGCTTGGCTACTCGTCTTTGAGCATGGCTGAAGAAGCTCCCCGCTGAGCCATCCTTCGCCTCCACTGCACATCCGCCCCAAATGGTTGCTGACGAGCCGCCGCCTCCTCAATGCTGGAATACTTGCGTTTCGCCTTGCGCAGCGGCTCTGCAGCCGGAGCCTGAGCCGCAAGAAGCTCTTCCATCAGGGATGCGCACTCATCAAAGTAGCTCCCGGGCTCGACCTTCTTCAGGAAGGCGATGGCCTCTTCGTACTTGTCCATGTCCAAGCACCCGTGGTGTAATCGGACCTTACAGAATATCAGAAGGAACGGCTCATGGCAACTGAGTTCCCGATCGACCCAGAGTTCAACCGCTTCGTGGGGGGCATGCCCGACGACGCCGATGGCGAGACGCCTGGGGTGGAGGTGGACCTTGAACTGTCCGAGTCGGACATCCAGGAGCTTCCTGACGGCTCTGCGGTGGTGACGCTGGACACCAACGGGCCGATGGACAACGAGGACTTCTACCAGAACCTCGCCGACAGCGACGTGCTGGACTCCATCGACCTGAACTCGATGGCCCTGAAGTACATCCAACTGGTGGAGAAGGACCGCGAGGCCCGCAAGCAGCGGGACAAGCAGTACGAGGACGGCATCCGCCGCACTGGGATGGGCAACGACGCCCCTGGTGGCGCCTCGTTTGCGGGTGCCAGCAAGGTCGTACACCCGGTGATGGCCGAGGCGTGCATCGACTTTGCGTCCCGCGCCATCCGCGAACTGTTCCCGGCTGACGGGCCGACGCGCACGAAGATCCTCGGTGACGTTGATCAGGAGAAGACTGACATCGCGGAGCGCAAGCGCGACTTCATGAATTGGCAGTTGACCGAGCAAATCGAGGAATTCCGCGACGAGCAGGAGCAATTGTTCACTCAATTGCCTCTTGGTGGATCGCAATACCTCAAGCTCTGGTACGACGAGGACAAAAAGCGTCCTTGTGCCGAGTTTTTGCCCATCGACAACGTGCTTTTGCCCTTCGCGGCGTCGAATTTCTACACTGCGCCGCGTGCAACGGAGGTTCATGACCTCTCAAGGCACGAATTTGAGCGCCGTGTGGCCTCAAAACTGTACCGAGATGGCACTTTTATCCGGGCCACGATGGATCCGGAGCAGACTGCGGCCCAAAAGGCCAACGACAAGATCGAAGGGCGGTCGGAAAACGACAACGAAGACGGTGTTCGTCGCGTCTACCACATCTACACATGGCTGGAACTCGAAAACGACAAGTTTTCGAAGGGGCAAATGGCTCCCTACGTCCTGATGATTGACGACTTGGAGTCTGAGGTCATCGGGCTGTACCGGAACTGGGAGGAAGGCGACGAAACGATGACGAAACTCGACTGGGTGGTCGAGTTCAAGTTCATCCCGTGGCGCGGCGCGTACGCCGTGGGCCTTCCGCACCTCATTGGAGGCCTCTCAGCGGCCCTTACAGGCGCTTTGAGGGCCTTGCTGGACTCTGCGCACATCAACAACGCTGCGACGCTCCTGAAGCTCAAGGGGGCGAAGGTTTCGGGGCAGTCTCAGCAGGTCGAAGTGACCCAGGTGGCCGAAATTGAGGCTGCGCCTGGGGTCGACGACGTCCGCAAGCTGGCGATGCCGATGCCGTTCAACCCGCCGAGCCCGGTGCTGTTCCAGTTGCTGGGCTGGCTCACCGGTGCGGCCAAGGGGGTGGTGACGACGGCCGAGGAGAAGATCGCCGACGTCAATGCGAACACGCCGGTGGGCACTACCCAGGCTCTGATTGAGCAGGGCGCGGCGGTGTTCTCGGCGATCCATGCTCGGCTGCACGAATCGCAGTCTCGCGTGCTCAAGGTGCTGAGCCGGATCAACCGGTGGTACTTGGACGACATGCGCCGCGGCGAGGTGGTCGAGGACTTGGAGGTCCGCCGGGAGGACTTTGCTCGGGTGACGGACGTGATTCCGGTGTCGGACCCGCACATCTTCAGTGAGACGCAGCGGATGGCCCAGACCCAGTCGGTCATGGCCATGATGGAGAAGCACCCGGACCTGTTCAACCGCCGTGCGGTGGTCATGCGCTTCCTGAAGCAGATCAAGGTGCCGGGCGTCAACGAACTGATGACGGACACGCCGGCTCCTGAGAAGCTGGACGCGGCCAACGAGAACGTGGCGATGACGATCGGTCAGTCGGCGTTTGCGTACCTAGAGCAGGACCACTTCTCGCACATCGTGACGCATCTGAAGTACGCCTCGGACCCGGTGTTCGGTGGCAACCCGATGATCGCGCCCAACGTGCTGCCGAAGATGATGGAGCACATCAAGCAGCACTTCGCGCTGTGGTATCTGGGCCGCATGAACGGGTATGTGACGCGTTCGCTGGGTCGCAAGGCTGATGACTATGCCGAGGCGGAGGATCCTGCCGAGATCGACAAGCTGTACGGTGCGGCGGCCGGCCATGTGGCGCTGGACGCTGAGGAGACGCTTGCCAAGACGATGCCGGTGATCCAGCAGATGGTCAAGACGCTGGAGCAGTTCAAGCCGAAGCCTGAGTTGACGCCGGATGGTCAGGTGCTGCTGCAGACGAGCATGGCCGAGACGCAGCGCAGGCAGGCGCGTGATCAGGCCGAGATGCAACTGAAAGCGGCTGACAATCAGGCCAAGCTGCAACTGGCGGCCCAGAAGCAGATGGACGACAAGGACCTCGCCATTGAGGAACTGCAGTTGAAGCTGGCCATCGCTCAGGGTGACCAGGAAACGAAGGAGCGCATTGAGACGGCCCGTTTGATGCGGGATGCGGCCCGGTTGAGGCATGACCAGGACAAGACCGTCATTGACTACTCGATGAAAGGAGCACCAAGTGGCTACCAGTGATCAAGAGCAGAAGAGCGTTCTTGTGCCCCAGCACAAGCGCATGGCGATGGGCGCCAAGCTCGACGGCCAGTCGATGCAAGCGAAGGGTGAGTCCGGCAATGGCAAGCCGGCGCAAGGAGGGCTGTCGCAGGCGAGCAAGAAGAAGTGAGGACGATCGGAGACCTGATCGGCGCGATTACGTCTAGGCAGGCTGAGATAGCCTCGTCCCTCGCTGTGGGAAATGCAGCGAACTGGGAGTCGTACCAGCGCATGATCGGACAGTACGCCGGGCTCGGAGAAGCCCTGGCGATCTTGAACAAACTGATGGAAGACGACGATGAGCGAGATGGGCGTGGCGCTTGACAGCGCCGAGATGGCTTGGGCATTCCCGAGCGTGGACCCTGGCGCGAAACCCCTTGGTGGCCGCATCCTGGTGCAACTGCGGCGGGCCAAGAAGAAGGCGACGAAGTCGGGAATCATCTTGGTCGCGGAGACCAAGGAGACCGAGAAGTGGCAGAACATGGTGGCCAAGGTCATTGAGATCGGGCCGCTGGCGTTCCGCAAGCGGGATTCGATGGAGCCCTGGCCGGAGGGAAGCTGGTGTGAAGCCGGCGACTACATCCGTGTGCCCAAGTGGGGCGGCGACCGTTGGGAGGTGAAGGTTCCGGGCGAGGATGACCTCGAAGACCCGGCGCTGTTCATGATCCTGAACGACCACGAGGTGATCGCCAAGGTCACCGGCAACCCTCTTGAAATGAAGGCGTTCCTCTGATGAGCACCGAGAAGCAAGACGAACAGATCGACGTGGTTGAGGAGAAGGACGGCAGCGCTGTCGTCGAACTCCCCGGTGACGTCGCACCGCCAGACGGCCAAGAAACGGCCCAGGAGGCCGCAGGAGACGACGGCGGTGACGTGGACAGGCCAGGGGACTCCGACGCCGTTCGGGAGGCTCGTAGGGCCCGCAGGCGTGCGAAGAAGGACCTCGTGCGCCGCACCAGTGAAGAGAAGGACCAGCGCCTGCAGATGCTGCAGCGCCAGAACCAGGAGCTCATGGAGCGCCTGTCTGTGGTCGAGCGCAAGACGCACTCTTCGGACCTTGCTCGCCTGGACAAGGCGATCGAGGAGGAGGAGCTCCGCTACCGCTACGCTGCGCAGAAGATGAAGGACGCCACGTCGGCATCTGA